GTAGTATCTCTAATTATTGATTCAAATTTGGTAAACTCAGCTTCAAACACCTTGTTATTAAATCCCATAGATAACTTAGCATCGGCTAATGAATCACGCAAGGCAGATAGATTCTTCATATTAGAGATGGTGCTTAATATACCATTATTAAAAGCTTCGAAACTTCCAGACGATAATGATTGAAAGAATATATCAACAGTTCCTTTGCAAGCATTTAGAGTATTATCAAATTCATCACTGGTTGATTGAGTGGAACGAATTACTTTCATGAAAGACTCACCCGCCCCCATGGCTAGTCCCACTCCAGCAGCAAATTTAGCAATTCCAGCCCCGGCAGATTTAGCCATATTGCTAATATCACCCTGAAAGCGATTTACACTACCTTTTGACTTTTCCAAATTCGCGTCGAAGTCATTCGTTTTAAGTAATAGTCGTGTTACTATATCAGACATCTTTATTCGTGTTTAATTGTGATTCAAATGCTTTCGCTTTAGCTCTAAGCCGTTTCATATCCTCGTTAGTTACGCTAGTATCTTTCTTCTCTTCTTCATCCCACGGGAAGCGGAGTATGTCGGTTTGCTTTAGTGTCTTTGTGCTATTCGATTGTGCTATAATGTAGCCTAGCAATCTAGTTTGCTCCCATGACTCGCGATTGCGTCGATTCAATCCGTCTAGAAACGATTCGACCTCGATAAAGCTCATTTTATCGAGGAAGTAATCGGGAGCGATCCCGCCCTCTCCGACAACACGCGAATAGAGTTCGCGGATACTTACTGCTTTTTCTTCCGCGTCGTCACCTTCTTTTTTTTTACGTCATTTCCTGCCGATTGCGAACGTAGTTTGATCTCATCCAAAAGAAGTGTTTTAAACTGATTGAATAATGTCAGATCGCTTTCGCACGAATCTATAAACTCGTCAAATTCCATTGTGAACGATTCGTTATTTGCAAGTAGGAACGAATAAAACAAAAGAAATTCGTCTATCATTTTACCGAATTGGAACGGATAGCCGGATAGATTTTCAAAGATAAAAAATGCTCGAAGCGAGTATTTTAAGACGAAGTCCTTTCCGTTAATTGATATTGTTTTCATTGAATAGTCGTTTAGAGGGCGGCGTTTTGCCGCCCATGATTACTTACTAGCGGGTACGGCAGTTTCTTTTTTAAGCGGTCCCGTACCTTCAAAGCTAATTGAAAAAGTCGCTTTATCTCCATCCGGCGCGTTCGCTTCTAAAGAAGTTATTACAGCCTTTCCAGTATAGGAACCGGGTGAAAGCGTCCACCCTGCTACGGGCATTTCGTTTTCATTCGCATTAGCTATAACTCCAAAATTCAGTGTAATAGGTTTATGCTCAATGAACAAGGCAAACAACTTATCGTAGCTATTCGCATCAGCGTCAGCACTAAACAAGTTATCACTCGAAGCGTTCCAAGATAATTTTTTAATGTCCTTTTCCGTCCAAATGCCAGAATCTTTACTTTGCGTGTCGATAGTTTCAGCCGACAAACCTAATTTGCAGGAAGTCGCCAAAGCTAGCGCCTTAGCCTCTACAAATAACATTAGGTCTTTTCCTAATACTGCTTTTGCTTTACTCATAATTTTAATCGTGTTTTATTTGTTAGTTATTCTGTTTTAAAAGAAAATACGAGACATTGAATGAAAGTATCTTCAATAAAATCTTCGTCCGCACTCATTAACTTTGCGTCGATCACATCGAAACTGTCGTAGCTTCCTCGCTTATTCTCTAATGCCTTGCGCACTTCCTCCGCGATAGTAATAGAGTTCAGATAATTGTCGCTAGCTACAACGACCTCAACCGAAACAGCATCCCCGGTCCCGTAACGATCTTTGGTGTACTCTGGAACTAGAGAACTACGTTTGTAGATTACGAACGGAAAAGATGTCTCCGTTTTGGTTGAGATCGCATAGATTTTATCAGTAACCAACTTTGCCAACTCCGTAGAATCGCTTAGTTTCTTATATACGTGTGCGCCTATTGATAAACTCATTTCTTTTTATTTACTACTTTCATTATAGAATCAATTATATTTTTCTCTAGTGAACTCTCCGCCTCCTTCTGCTTCGATTTGACCGCATTAGAAAAGAAGTGAGAAGCCTTTATACTACCTCTGTTTGCAGGTTTATGGGTAGCGCTTTTTTCGTATGCTGTTCGTTCTATTGTTCCAGATTCAAAAAAAGGAAGCATAAAAGCGCGTGATCCCTTTTTGCGTTTATCAATCAGGCTAACCCGTGCACCGGAAGCATTGCGATAGACCGCTATTTTTATTTCATTCTTTAGTGGTTTGAAAGACACGCCATTCTTAGTACTCCCAAATTCGGCGCCATTAACAGCATAGACTAAATTTTCCTGCGCCTGTTTGCGAATGATAAGAATCGACTTTCTAAGAGCGGATTTTATAGCTTTCCTTGCTTCGTCGTCGTTCAGTCTTTTCAGTAGTTCGTTCACTTTTACCGCGTCCACTTCAACGCGATACAAATTCCGCCCGGTGTAATTGTCATTACTCATTGATTACTTCTGCTTCTATAACCGTCGCTTGCTGCTTCCGGTCGTGATTGATAGATAGAATCTTATATTTCTGCCCGTCGTATTCGATCCGCATTTTAGCGTTGACCTCTTTACAAATGCGAATCATTATCGTGTTTACGGTCGTATTATAGATTTCGCCGTTAGCCTCCTTTCGTGCACCAGACTTAAAACGGATATACGCACGCTTATCAAATACTTTCACCCAACTTTCAGACGTACCGCCAAGGCTATCCCGGATTGATTCACTACGATAAAAGCCGATCATTTCGTTTAATAATCCCGCTTGCATTATGTGTATCGCTTTAAAGGTTGCAGTAATAGTTCTACGTGTCCCGGTATTACTTGTGGTGTGGCAAATGTAACCGATTCACGATTAGCATAATAGTTCGCAATAAGTATGCGGATTGCGTGCCAAATACGACGATCAATTTTCCCCTCCTTTGCAAAACCTTCCAACGGAGCGTTTAAATACGCCTCTATTGCAAGTTGAACGGGTTCAATAAGTTCGGTTATATATGTATCGTCCGTATCAAAATCGACATTTAAATGCTGTTTGAGTTCTTCGAGTGTTACGTATTGTGGCATAATTATAAGTATGAAAAAAGGCTAAGGCTATGAAGCCAAAGCCTTTTCGTTTTTAAGTAGTTAGTAGTGTGTTATGCTTTTGCAACTTTTGCAACCGCTTTCTTCTTCGCGATTGCGAATGCCTCTGGGCGAGCTACAACAATGTCATACTTTGAGTTTAGCGTAAACTTCGTTTCGTTAGTGTCTGCTAGAGTCACATCGTCAATAGTCATTCGAATTTTTCCCCATTGACCGATACCAACGTTCGAAAAGACACCGAAGCCGAGTTCATCCGCACCCATGTAATTAGTCATGTACACCGGATAGCCATTCATCATCCCGTCTTTAAGAACCATTTCGGGAGAACCTTTTTCAATACGTGTAGTTTTTAATTTACCGCACATTTTCGGACTGCAAATATATGCTGCCGTTCCGTCAGTAACATCTACGTTTTCATCCATTACTGCGGTTTCTAGCGCTACAACGTCCTCGAATGTGGGAGCAACTTCATACTCCACTGTTGGAGAATCTTTCACAAACACACCTTTTGAGGCAAGTCCCTGCTTTTCTCCGGCAAACATAATCTTATTCAATGTACGAGCAGTTGACAAAGACAATTGTTTAACGGTGACATCAAACAAAGCATCGTTTGTCTGATCAATTGCGTCGTTAGACAATGGGATAGAAATACCCAAACGCCACGGATGCGCCTTTAAATTACCAATATCCAGTTTTGTCGGATTTATTTTGGTGTTCTCGCCTTCAATTGTAGCTTCTACAGCCGCCAATGTCGGAAACATCAATTCGCCAATCAAACCGTATTGCATCTTAATACCCAACTTATTAACAATAAGCCCCTTTTCAAGCGGTTCGATAATATCGCCGATTGTTGTCGGGATCATCGGAGCGGCATCGGTTGAACTTGTTCTTACAGGATCACCCTCCGCACGCATAGAGAAATTAAGCCCCTTTGCATCAGCAAAATTCCCGTATTCTTCCAAAGAACGATGATTGCAAACGTCATATAAAGCCTTTGCAAAGATAGCTCTTTTGTTTTCCGGCAAAATTGCAGATTTGCTACTTTCCAGACTTCTAAGCGTCTCGTCAATAACGATCTGATTTTTACGAGTCATTAACTCGTTGAATTTAGTCTGTTCTTCGTCTGTCAGACTTCTTTTTTCTGTTTTTGCTTGTGATAACAGATTTCTCATTTGCTCTTTAAGCAGAGCTACTTCTTCAAGTTTTGTCATGTCAAATAAATTTTTCTAAGTTTTCTATTTCGGATAAATAATCACTATTTGTGTCACCATTAAGAAGCTGTTCTATATTTTCAAGGCTTCTAACTGTTACATCTGTACCAAAAAAGGCAGGGTCTGAAACAGGGGAAATATCAGATATATAATCAATCTTGTGTACTGTACGCAACAGCATCCCATCTTTCATCGTATATGAGACTTTACTTTTATCCTTATCATCAGTGTAATAAGCGAAAGACGATCCGAATATGTCTCCCCGTTTTATCATTTCATAAGCAAAATTCCCGTCGCTAGTACATGGAGCCTCGAATCGGTATTTCAAGCCATATTCATCAAAATTTAATTCGAGTGACCCGGAACCGTAACGGCATCTAGCCAAAAGCCTATGTTTATCGTGTTCTAGTACCGCCTTTATATCACATCGGGTTATAAGTTCTTCGGTTGCTGCACCATGTTCGATAACCTCAATAAAAAAGCGTTCCCTTTCCTCGTCATACATCACACGACTTTCTTTCCCAAAAACAACAGCGTACCCCTCAATAATTCTACCCTCCGATAATTTGGGTGCGCCTAGCTCTGTAAAACTCCTTATTTCCATTGCTTTTTACTCTATGTTTTTTCGTTTGTTTTTGGTAGCTCGTCTTTTTCGCTACTAATCTCACCTTTAATCTTAGGAGAGTCAATCGGAGCAACATTACAAGACATAAACGCAATGTCACCGCCATTTATAGGCGCTTTATCTTCACGGCTTACACGCCATTCGTTCACCGTAGACACGCCATATTGTATTTCCTTCTCCATACAAGCCGTTTGTGTGGCTATGTCTGTTTTATACAAGGCTTTACGATCAAATTCTATTTTATAAATACCAGAAACAGTTCTAGGTATCAACTTTGCGTTAAATTCAGCCTCGATCCGACACAATATAGGATCGAGTGTGTCAGACAAGAACGCGACTTGACTCATTTCGGAAGCCTTGTAATTGGTAGATTGTCCGGCAAATACCTTGTCTGGGTGAACACCATAAAAACGGCAAATATCAAATACGGAAAACTTTTTAGTTTCTAGTAGCTGAGCGTCAGCCGGAGTTATTGAAAGTTGTGTAAAAGTCATGTCCTCGCTCACGGAAGTTA